TGTGGGTAAGGAGCGTCGGTAAATAGTATTACATTAAACATAGCATATATTTAAGTGTAGCAACCAAACATGAAAAAATTTCAATCAGTCCTAGCGTTCGGTGATAGCCATGTAGCAGGGTGCGAACTATCTGACAAAATAACATTAACTGATTATATCAACGGTAGTGTCACTTTGGAACAAGCTGATGCTGATGGTAAACAATTTGCATTTCCACAGTTGCTAGCTGATAAACTGAAAATACCCTGTTTCAACTATGCCATGACTGGCGGCAGTAATGCTCGCAGTCTACGGTTGTTGGTCAAGGCATTGCAAGACCATCCGAACAGCCTAGTATTGTTCTGCTACACTTGCTCAGATCGAACAGAATTTTATTATCCAGACGAGGGAAATTTCCTTGGACGAGATTCTGATAATTTTATTCAAGTTGGTATGCAATGGGAAGGCAACATCAAGGAAGCCGGAATGGCTCACCCGATCAACGATATGTTTATTAGGAACATTTTAAGAGAGCATAATAATCTGGGCCAACTGGCGTTTATAGTTGATAACTTGTGCATACTAAATGCCGCAGAAGTTTTCCACATTCCCCTTTTCCCAGAAACCATCGATGCAGATGTAGTAATAACAGAGTTAGAAGGTTCTCAAAATTATTTAGAATGGTGCAAGACTAAAGGATTTAATCAGCTGCCGTTCTTGCACTATGGCAAGGATGCACACCAGCAGCTTGCAAAGGTATTATATGAAAAGTTGGGGTAAGCACGTCATACTAGATTGTGCAGGTTGCAACTTTGATAAAATTAACGATGCTGATAACATTCGTAAATTTCTCAAAGAACTAATTGCACGAATTGATATGGTTGCACACGGCGAACCACAGATTGAATTTTTGTTGCCGGGAACTTACAACGAAGGTTATAGTGTCTTACAAATGATCACTACCAGCAATATAACTCTACATTTTGTTAATCAAACAAGAGAAGGTTATATTGACGTGTTTAGCTGCAAGGATTTCAACATCGAGACTGTAGAAGATACTGTGAGAGAATTCTTTGTGCCTGCCAGTATTAAACCTGCTGTATTATATAGACAGGCTTAAGGATCTAAGCGCATTGCTTCTCTGCTACGGAACTGATAGCGTTCAGGAACAGTGTCCCACAGCATTGCATTTTTATTAACGGCTTGATCACGCAACATGATCTGGTGTAGGAAGTTGGTAATAGGTTTACCTGGTACAAAGTCACACCATGGTCCACAACGCAGTTCTTCCATGTCAATAGTCTTAGGATCACTCCACTGGATTAGCCTGTGTACAATTCCGTTAATCTTAACCATGTAGTGGTACAGGTTGTCATCAGCAGGAATCTTTTCCCAAGTCCAGCCCTTGCTATCACAGTAGGCTTTAATTTCTTTAATGTGGTCACTTAGATAGTAGCGTGGCTCGTCCGGATTACGACCAATGTCACTGCCAGCACGGATACGATATTGTGTTGCTGTATTGCCCAGCATTTGAATTTCTTCCAAAACATCCGGAATGTGTGTAATACTTTCTAGTGTATATCCAATGTAATACAAAAGTATGCCTGCTTCCTTACAATTTTGGATGCCCTCTAGTTGCTTGCGATGCACAGTTTCGCCCTGGTAGCTATGGTGGTTTAAACCTATCATAACAGCCCTACAGCCGGCTTGTTTTATCTCATGCACCCAAGCCCTATCAGATAGCTTTACGCCGTTTGTAAGGATGGTTATGTCCTGGTGACTTCTGCCTAATTTCTGTTGTAAATCTGCCACACTTTTGATAAGTTCCGGTAGGTCTTTTCTTACAGTAGGTTCAGCACCTGCTAGGATAACACTACCGGCATCATCAGGCCAGCTGGCAATTTGTCCGAGTATTAGATCAATAGGTTTGTCTGTAGTTGCACTTTCAGGTTCGTGATAGCAGTGAGGACATTTTAAATTACAACGGTCAGTGACCTCTACCATAATGCCGCTTGGAACATCGTAGCCGTAAGGATCAAACTCTAAGCTCTTGTAGAACTCGGCATCACGCTCTATCATATGTTCTTCAACTCCGTGGACTGGACAAGTCTTCTTCATCCATACACTTCCGTCTCTTACAAATTTTTCTGCTGGAACATGTCTATAGCAATGCTCACATAATGATGTTGTTATTTCCATCTTTCTACCTTGTCTAATTGTTCTAAAAACTCTGTAGCATCGAGTTTCCAGAATGTTTGTACATGTCCTCTATATTCTCTTTCAAATGCTCGAGTCAGCACACCTGTCTTTTCTAGAGTTGGTCCCCAGACAGTATGCACGAGTCTTTGTGTGCCTACTTCACTAGGGTGTGTTGTTATGTACATGTCACCTTTAGCCCATTCGATGCACACTGGCATGAAGAACTGTGCTGTGTAATGCTGATGAGTTGCTATTTGATTTCTAGTGCGCAAAGTAGTCGCTGGCAGCATGTCGCTGAATATACAGGTCCTTGCACAAATACGATAACCTTCATCTATGCTGTGTGCGCCTACTGAGCCTACGGCCTTATTGTTGTAGTAAAGAATCCACACGCACCACTCGCGCTCATTACGAAAGCAATCAATCATTGCCTTCTGACTTGCGTTATTTACAAAACCCCTACGGTCTGCTTCAGCATAGAATTCAGTTAGATCTAACTCGGGTGTCCAAGGAATTATTTTATACACTTTGCTCGCTCGATAAAATCAGCTGGATAGTTCTTTCTGAAACTTTCCCAGCACAGTTCTTCTAACAATGCCAACGGCTGTGGTTCAGTCCAACTAATGCCCATCGCATCTGTTGCCTTCTTCATTTCTTCTTGTCTAGTACTGTAGATATGGCTGGTATGATCTGCAATACTAATAGGACCTTCAATTAAATGATAGGTAAAGAAGTAGTTGATACTTTTTAACTTGCCGTCTACTACAAAATAACTGCTAGGGTGCATACTGTACTTGTACAAACAGACTGCATGATGCGCTTCGATAATTGTTAGCATTTGCTCTTGCCAATCAGGCAACACCTTATCAAAGTTCGCTTGATCACATCCTGCTAGTTCCCAAAAGTCAGGGCCTTGCACTTCTAAGAATATTTTACGCTCGCAGTTATCAATCATTAATATCTTAGGAATGAACTCTGGAAATATCTTTTCCATCATGCGCAGATACTTAACTTCACGCTGGAACTTATCGTCCATTAACTTTGGATCTACTACTTGGTTCTGCCCTTTATGATAGTCACCTTCTGTGGTGTAGTGCTGTACGAAAACTTTTTTATTGGCACTCATGAGGCTGGTGTAAATAAGATTGTTGCGACACAGCCCACTTCCGGGAACATTGTTGTAATAGTATGAGTAATCCATACAGTAATTATCTTAAAAATAACGTAGAGACGCTAATAGTGATTAAAGGCATTAACAATCAACCATATTTTAATATGGAACAACATTTGGATATGACTCAGTTTGAGCAACTCCAACCTGAGATACTAAGCGGGTTTGCTTTGGCACGTGAGTACGCTAAAGAAGGCACATGGATGGCGCCAGGTTTTACCTTTGAAGATATGAGTTATATTCCAAATTGGAAACCTATCTACAAAGCAATGAGTGAGTTTTTAGACTTACCTAACGATAGTCCTATTAAGCAAGCTGGCTTAAAACTAATGCCTACAGACTTTAAGAATTTTCAAGAACGTAATGTGTTTACCCGCTATATTAAAATGGCCATGGGTGCATACGATCCGTATATCTACTATTACCTATGGGAAGAAGGTAGTTGGGATGACCGCACTGCTCCAAGAAATTTAACTCCCGAAGCAGCATACTTTCCCGAGACAGTTAAGTGGGTAGAAAGCCTAGTCGGAACAGTGTTTGAAGACATCGGGCGTGTTATATTCTTTCATTGCGAAGCAGATGGTATTCCGTTTGAACATCGAGACCTAGATGCTAAGAACGGTGTTAACGTGGTTATGCCACATCGTAATGAATTTATACACATTCGCCCTAACACTAAGAAAGCATTTTACATCTGGGATCCAGAGAACAAAAACAAAGTTTATCTTAATACAAGAGCAGCATGGTGGAACGATGTTGACTGGCACGGCGGTGAGAAGATCATAGAACAGAGTTATAGCCTACGTATCGATGGCAAGTTTACAGAAGAGTTCCGCAAGAAGTTAGGAATTGATCATCTTGATAGTTATTGATCACGGCATTTTTAATTTAATAGTAGATGGTAATCTTGCCTGCATGGACTTTAATCCAGAAGGTGATCGCTATCCACAAGCACTGGTAGATGAAGTATACGATAGAGAATGTAGATACTTGCTACAAGTTGCCAAGTACAGTTGGTCTCCAGAAGCTGTTAACTTTGATCGAGCATTTAGAAAGATTTACTTTAAGTGGTATGGCAACACTTGTGAAGACGGCGTGCCAGCAGACTGTGCTGAACAGTTGTTGCAAATAACTAAAGACTTGCATACTGAGCAAATATACAAGCCTAGCTTTTATACCAAGTACTTTTATGTAGACGACAACAATAAGATACATGCATGGTCTTTTTATTCTGCTAGTAGCTATAGTGAGCAACCTATTGAGATGGACTTCTATAGACCTATTCTAAACAACCAGCGTGAAGAGTTAGTTAACAAGTTAGAAACAAACGGTCGACTAGACATGAAGTTGCTCGTAGAACGCGGCTTCAACGAATACATCCAATGGCCCGGTTCACCTTTGCCTGAAATTTACAGACAAGTTTACAGCCGTGCAGCCCACTGACGACTTGTTAGATTATTGAACACATGTTCTTTAAGCCATTGATAATTGTTAGTGCAAGAGTTGCTGATGATACTATGCCGTTTTTCAGTATCTAAAAAATTCAGTCTGGCTAGAGAGTATGTATCGTCGTTATTTACAGTATACCATTTTCTAGTGTCTACTCCCATATGGGTCGCCCATTGTGCCCACATGTATTGAGGGAACATAGTATACCCAGCTAGGGCCGATTGCATAGTGTTATTTGGATGTTTGTACTTTTCGTATACCATGTCGATATGATTTTCTCGCTTGCCTAGATCAGACATCTCTAGCCACATATTACTATCTTTCCTAGAACTCAAAGTGTAATGAACTAGGATAAAGTCGGCGATGTCGTCAATTGAGTATGCCATAATTTCATTAAACTTTTCAAAATTGTATACTCCTGTTTCTTGATAACTTTCAATCACATCATATAATCGTCTAATAGAATTGATAATAACAAATAATGCGTTAGCTTCCATAGGTTCAACGAATCCATTAGAAAGACCTAGTGCAACTACATTGCCATCGCCTGCTTTTTTTAATCTACTCGGAGTCCACTTAATAAGTCTAGGGTCTCTTTTATGATTATTAGTATACTGCTTATACTGAGATAATGCTATATCGTCTGATATAAAGTCCGAGCCATAGACTAGGCCACTGCCCATGCGATGATATAAACCTATTTTAAATAGCCACCCGGATTCTTTCGCAGTACTTTGTGTATAATTGACCATTTCAGTATTTTCATCTTCATAGTCTAGTGGACATACCCATGCAGAATTTGCAACTGCATTGTTATAAAATATTTCCTCTCTGCCTAATTCTCGGGTTAAGATTTTATGGAAACCGGTAGCATCTAAAAATAAATCAGCTGTTAGTTCTTCTCCGTTATCAAGAGAAACAGAGTCGATTTTATTGCCTGATACTTTTACCTGTATAACTTTTGCGTCAATATGATGCACCCCATTAGGTAATGCAACATTATCTTTTAGGAAGTCAGCGGCAAGCTCTGCGTTAATATGTTGAGTCCATCCAAATGGAGCATTTAGTATCGGTTCGTTTCCGATAAAAGGTGCAACATTCTTCTCCATATAATAGTATTGACTATTAAAATATTTGTCAAATTTATCAAGTTCACCGTTATTATACAAACTTAAAAGATAATCAGTAGTCAACGAATCGCTGTTATGTGGCAAATCTAGTGGAGACAACGGTTTGTTAATATCTTTATATAGATGCGAGGCATCAGTGGGATAGCTAAAACTAAAATACTCGTATTCGGAACCACCAGTTCTCCAACTAGAAAATTTGTTAGCTAGTTTGTACACCGCTCCTGTTGCGTTCATCCATTCATGAGTGTCAAATCCAAGATCTTTAAAAAACTGAGCCACATGAGGTGTGACAGATTCCCCAACTCCTATTCTAGGTACTTGGCTAGATTCTACTAGGGTAATACTGCAATCCTTAACAAACTTTGAATAATACGCTGCTGCCATCCAACCTGCTGTACCGCCGCCAATAATAACAATCTTCATTAAAGCACCTTATAAATATCTCATGTACTTTACTTATTTAGATCTGCCACCCTTACCATCGGAATTAGAAGAACAGATTCTTACCTTAGTTAAGAAGCCAATAGCTAACTTCCATGATAGTGATGCATTTGTTGAGAGTATTAGGAATCGAAACGATCTTAACATTGGCGCAAGTGAAGCAATTATTGAAGCTATTACAAATGTTGAATACCATGCGGCTGACTCTCTAGGCTATCCGTTAGCCGATGCTTGGGAACACTTTAAAGATCTAGCACACTTTGACTTTTTAGAAGTGAACGATGCTTTGAATAAATGGGCGAGAGACAATATTGATCCTAATGTTGCCCATGTTAGTATACAGGCAATGTATGGTGGAACTACTATCACTCCGCATATCGACGAGATGCGTACCTATGCATTGAACTATGTAATAGCTACAGGCGGAGATAGCAGAACTTGCTTTTACAAACCTAAACAAGAGTACAGTCATTTAAGAGTTTATCCGCAAACAGTCTTTCCAATCGATAGACTAGAGCTAGTTGAAGAAATACAAATAGAGCCACATCGCTGGCATAGATTAGATACATCTACTATTCACAGTGTTGAAAACTTAGACCCACTACTAAAACGAATTTCACTATCATTGAGCTTTATATGAGCAAATTAATTTTTCCCTATGCAACCAACGACACTGTCACAGTTAGACAGATCACTGAATATACTAAGTTTGGATTTAAACAAGGTGACCACGAACTATTAGATCTAAGCCTGGGCAACTGCGGATGCTTTCCTTTAGGATTTAAAGAACAAGACATCATAGATGAAGTCAGTGAACAAATGGCCAAGTTGCCTTTTTGTAGCGGAGAGTTCTATACTACCAATCAAGCAGTGTTGGAATTAGGCGATAAGTTATATGAGCTAAGTGGAGGCTACCGTAGTGTATTTGCCTTGTCTGGCAGTGATGCTATTGAAGGCGCTATAAGATTAGCACAACTGTATAATCGTCGAAACAAGTTTTTAGGATTTACTCGTAGCTATCACGGCAGCACATACATGAGTTCTAGTGTAAGTGACGCAACTTATATGACCGACTTCTATGGTAAAGATCCTCGATGCATTGTCAGTGACTACAACTTAGATTTGATCACTGATGAGCTATGTGCAGTAGTCGTTGAAACTAGCAGTTGGCAAAACGGTCTATACAATCCGGGTGAACAGTTCTGGAAAGATCTGCGCCAGCGTTGTACTGAATTAAACATTGTACTAATTGTTGACGACATTGCTATGTGCGGTGGAAAAACAGGCAGCTTCTTCGGCTGGTCGGATACAGTTTGTCCTGATATATTCACCATGGGTAAGTCGTTCACTGGTGGGTACTTTCCCCTGAGTGCCACTCTAATCAATGAAAAGATTTATAGTGTAATTAAAGACATTCCGTTCGCACACGGCTTTAGCTATAGCTTTAGTCTAAGTGGAATCTACTCAACGCTAGCATACCTTCGCAAACTAGAAAAGGAAAAGTTGCTAGAAGGCGTCGAAGATAAGAAAAAGTTAGCGGACGGTATCTTTAATCATATGCAAGCGCAGGGCATAATCAAAAGCTATAACAGCTTTGGACTTGTTTACAACCTAGAACTAGTTGTAGAGAAGTCGCTGACTAGTAGCTTTGAACAGTTCTTATATCAATACGGCATTAGTGCCGGCATGTGGAACGAAGGTGGTAGCGGTCTGTTGATCGTTGTGCCCGTTAACGCTGACAGCAAGTACTTTGAATTTTTAAACTCTAGACTCACACAAGCATTAATTGATTATAGAGCGACAACTGCCATCCCTGACCAAGTCTAAAGTAAGGCAGTGAATGCCTGCTTCCCAGAACAGGCCGTGACGCTGTGGAACTACATGACAGTTGATGCCGTGCTTTTCCATAACTTTAAAAATGCCAGGTTGCTGGTTTGAGAATATAACATTTTCACTGTCAACTACTAACACATTGCTATCGAAGAATACTTCTTGCGCATAGCCCTTCCATTGTGTCAGCCACTTGTCTAACCATGCATCGCTATACTTGCCGTCAGTACTGGCAAAGTCAGCAATAAACTTTTCATCATCAAACTGTTCAAAGTGATCTTCTAGCTCTACGATCTGTTTATTGCGCAGGGGCTCTGGAACCCACTCTCGATTTACACAAAAGATTAGATCGTCACTGACCATAAACCATCCGTGGTCAATATGTCCAAAGCCTTGTTGCTGTGTGTTGCCAACATCAATGATAGTATCAGCAGGCAAGTTGCGCTTCATCCACTCTAGTCCTGCATTATTACCGGGCCCTTGCGTGTTAGTAATCAACTTGTCACCGCACTTAAACATCGTAGCAGTATGCCATAACACTTGATCCTTTAACTGCTCGTGGTATACTTCTAAACCATTAGCCCACCACTTGTCTACTAGGGTGTCTAGTCTAGGCGGAGGCATACTAATCCAGTTATGTCCTCGATCAAACAGTTCTTTAAAGATGTGATTGTAGTTAGTACTATCTAAAAATCTGTCCGGCATGCTAGTGTATGTTTGGTACACTGTTTCTCCGTAGACTAAGTATTGATCTCGTGGAACTATGGGCGCTGTCGGATTATCAATTGTAAAATAACCCAAGTCGATATCCTTGGCAGTTTGTGTCACATTAGGTCTATGAACTTTAACACCCATGTTAGTCAAGTACTCAGACAGGTTGTTTAAGTCCTCTCTAGTCTCCCCGAAGATAGTTGCTAGTTTATTACTGTATGCGCCTTTAGGGCAGTCGCCTACTATAACTTCTTTAAGAGGATCCCAGTTTGTCCAAATGCTCATGTTGTCAATATCTCGTTTAAATAGTCTTCTGACCAGTGTTGGTAGTACTTAGTTGTAGACAGTTTCTCTCTAGCCTTCATTAGATCATCACGCCATTGGCACAGTATAATGTTCTTCTCGCCGTTGTTGGTTTGCACACCGTTGATCTCAGTGTATCGATCCTTTGGATCTGGTAAGAACACTAGATCAGGATAGAGTCTATTGTACTCGGCTGCAATAGCTATGACTGTTTGCTCATTATAGCCATCAGGCAGTACATAGATGTAAAGATCAAATGCCCAAGGCGGCGGCTCAATGTCGCTGCCGTCAGTTTTTACTACGGTATAGTCTGCACCTTTGGCGTAAGGACACACTGCCATACCGCCTAACTGATCAGCTGGTTTAGAAATTCTCTCAACCCAATCTTTAATAGCCATTTAACACTGCATTCCTCTTACAAACTGAGTTTTACGTACTTCTTCGCTTTCGTTGAAATGTCTACCTGGCGGCAATCCGCAGGCTTTACGAGACATGTCAACAATCATAATTGTTCGCCACTCGTTTGAATAGTTATGAGCACTATGCAAATATTGATTATTGAATCCGAATGTATTGTTCCAAATAACTTCTTGACCTTTTACTTCTAAAAAGATATCGCCCGGCGGAATAATTAGTGGTATGTGTATCCTGATGTATTCGCCGTCGATGTTTTCTGGGCCATCGTGTCTCTGTAAAATACTGTAAGGTCCGATCGAACTATAAACTAGGCCAAACAACTCGTCGCCGTACTTGTCCATAATAGTTTTAGCAGTCGGGAACTTAGCTATGCGATCGTCTGGCATTGTGTCGTGTACTTTAATCTCGCCGCCGAGCTTAACTACATTTTTTAGTCCAACGCTTTGCCAAGCACTAAAATCAGTTTTCCATTTTAACGTATCTGGATCTCTGACAACTAATATTCCTTCGGCCATGCCTAGTTGATTCTCGTCATAGTTTTCTATACTGATTGAGTTTTCAGACTGTGATAGAATTGCGTCCTTTGTGGTTGCAAATCCTTCCATAAAATCTTTGACTAATCCATCTTTGTAAGAAGTTAACTCTTTAAATATCGGCAAGTCATGCCAAATTAATTGTTCTGTCATATTAATATCCATTTAGTACCGTTATGCTTGAAATAAAATTGCGACCGTTAATGCTTTGAAGCACTAGGTCAACCGTCTTAACTAGATCATCTACAGTGATAATACTGTTGGTTTCCATAATCTGATTGTAAAGCTCCATGCCGTTCTGTTCTTCAGTGTCGTATGGATTGTAGAATTGTGTAGCAACTACTCCGGGCATGACCACAATGCTTTTACACTTGCTTCTACTGTGATTAATTTCCCAACTGGCTCGATTAATAGCATACTTCTCTTCACCGTAGGGCTTGAGCCATGGAAAGTTAGTGGGAATATCTGCCAACGGTTCAGCAGCCATAGAGCTAGTGTTGATAATAAAATGCTCGTCATGCCAATGTTGAGCATGCCATAGTTTAGCAATGTCTACTTGTGCGTATCCGCTGTAGGCGTTATTAATGAATAGGTCGCAGTCTTTGGTTAGCTCGATGATCTGTTCTTGGTTTTCTTTCGTGCTGATATCAAAGCCGTTGTCTAGACTAAAGCCTTTGACACGGCATCCCTTACTGTCAAAATAATCTAGCAGGCCTTTACCAATACCACGGCTGTGTCCAGTGATCGCTACTGATTTAAATTCCATCCCAGTCTCCATTCATGTGCCAAGTTGGTCTAGCTGTAGGCTCTACACTGCCTAGCATGATGATAGTTGCGTCTGGGACATGTGCCTTTAGCTTTTCTTTTAGTAATCGTTCGCTATAAATTCTATGCTTTAATGGATAGAACGGTGCAACTGGATCGTAATTGAAGATATGGCTTAGGTGTACGATAGTGCCTGGCACATTGTCCACCCAAGTGCTAACATCTAATGATTTGTTCAGGACTAGGTCCTGGTGGTGAAACTCAAATCGCACATTACGAACGATATCTATCCATGTGTCTAGGTCTACTTCCTGCGGTGAGCCTGTTAATGTTGTCCAGTTATCAGCACAGCTTGTCAAGAATCCTCGCCGGCTGTCAATGTATTCGTTTACAAACTCTAGATAGTCACGCTGTGGGGTCCAGAGGCTAGTAATCTGTAGCATACATTCCAACGCCAGCAGATTGTAATCGACAAATCTTACTACGGTATTCTTATCGTATCCGTAGGTCTTTAGATATTCTACAAACTGTAGACCACTGGCTTGGATAATCAGCTGACGGATGGGACCTTTAAACTCAACAGGTTCAAATGTTTCTGTGTTGTAGGGATAGAATAATGTCTGTGCCGCTACTTGATTCTTACCGTATAGATATGAGCTAGACTTTAAGAAAGCAGGTTCGTAGTTCGGATAGTAGTTTATCTTGTTATCACGGAACTCTTTAGGAAATACTTTAACAGCGTGTGAAGTTTCAAAGGCTTTCGATAGTATGTTCCATCCGTGCCACTTGTGTTCGTAGGTCTTAACTGTATGACCTTTCGCTACCCAAGTAGGAGTATAGTCGTCATGTATGTTAAGTTCACTGCGTAGTGGTTCTATTTGATCATGCTTAGAGTAATAAGCAGGCTCACCTACAAATGGTTGTCCTAGTTGATTATAAATTCTAAGATCAATCATGTAGCATTGGTCATGCAATTCGTAATAACCGTCTTTCCTATCTGGAATATGTCCCATTAGGAAGTAGTATTCAGTGTAGACAAACTTCTCGAGTTCGTTAAAGAACTCATCGCCGTTAATAAACTCAGTGCCAGTGCTTAAGACTACTGCATGTTTATAAGTTTTCGCAGCTTCTTTTAACAGTAGGTCTTCGTCGATGCCTTGGATGACATTGAAACCTTTTTCGTTAATGTTTGAAATAACAAAGTCTGACAAGTTTTTCATCAGCTCAGCAGACCATGCGTTCTGGCATCGACTTATGCGATCCAAAAAGATAAAAACTATGTCAGGTGAACCCGCAGGTGTATCAAATTTTACCATATTGTTTATTATAACATCTTACAAGCATATTGCAAAACTCTTCTTGCCTATTTCCCAAGATAACATTGGCAATCATATGAACACGATCTTTGCTACTGTGATTAAACACTGCATGGTTCTTACTGATGTTTACCAAAAACATCTTGCCTTCCGACCAAGGCACTGCTCCGTGCCCTTCAAGTTCCATAGTACAGTTAGCAGGATGTATGATTGCTAGGTTAATTGGCAGGATACATTGTAATGGATCGAGTTCCGCCGGAATAGTTCCATCGTTGTGCCAATCAATGCTGCCGCCTGCAGCCACTTTCATAAATCGAATTCGTGTGTATCGTTCCGCAGGGAATTGATACTTCCAAAAGTCTGTAATAGCAGGAGTACGATAGGCTAGGTCAGTATAGACATAGGGTGAAAAGTATTCGGATTCCCCGTATGTATCTGCGGTATATGGCTTGTCTACAGCCAATCCGTGTAGGCAACAACTAGACCAACCTTGGCTTTCACTTTCTCTATAGTCTTGATAGAAAGGTTCTGCTTCTAGTGCTTGTTGTTTCCATAAGTCAACATTGAAAGGAATATCTAATTCCAACCAAGGGATACTAGTATCTCTTAAAATCTTTCGGGCTTTATCTATATTATTCATTGTACCGTATCGTAGTGTGCAAGTCTAGCAGAGGAGTTAGCACAGATTGCAGAACATACTAACAATCTACCTTCACTGTACTTCTTTGTCCAGCTGGCTTCTAGTTCCTTATAGTAGTTAGAGGTCAGTATATCTTCCCAATTGTGTGCAAACAAACTTATATCTTGGTTATAATTGGTCCAATGCTGATAGAATCCATCGTACTGATCTGTAGGGTCTAGCGTATAAACTGCGGCTCCTAGATAACAGCAAGGGAACAATCTACCTTCAACATCAATATATAGTTCGTTTCTCTGTTTGCTTTCACAGCAGATAGTAGCCGACTCGGTAGTTTCTCTGAATGCCTTGTATGTGTTATTCTTTGGATCGAAGTTAATGACTGTTTCGCTTTGGTATGCCGATATAGTAGGAGGCTTTAGTAGAGTGTTGTTGGCTCCGTATCGAATCTTACCGTCTATATCGTCTAGGACAAATCTATTGTTATCCACTGTGAAAAAATTAACAAATCCTAACTCAGCGGCAAGTTGCTTACAGTCTTCTGTCTGATGCTGATTGTGTGCGAACGGGATAAACTGCCAGTGGGCATGTCCGCCTGCGGCAATAAATGCTCGAACATTTTCTATTAGATTGTTCCACTTTACATTGACTCTGTAAATATGATTCAAGTCTTCTAGGCCATCAATACCATACACAACATAGTCATTAGGGCCTAATAATGCGCCTAGCTTTGCCCACCACTCGGGGCTCTTCATTCCGCCGTTAGTAGAAATGCTTATTGTATTAGATGTCTTGCTCTTGACTTTCTCAATAACTTCTAAGAAGTTAGGTGCGGCACACGGATCTCCTAGTGTACCACAGAAGTTAAATGTAGCTGATTTATAAACAGCATCAGGTATACGATTGTAAAACTCTGTAGGCAAGTACTTTTGTTGAAACCAACTGTGGTCCCCGTACTTAGATTCACGCAAGCATTGCGGGCATGCCGCATTGCAGATAGAACTAGTTTCTATTTGTACATTACTTACGAACATATTCCTTAAAAACCTCTAGGGCTTCTGTCCATATTAGACCTGCTTCCGGAGCAGACTTACGACTAATGTCACAGCTAATGCACCAGCGCGGTTCTTTAGTGTGGTTTGTAATGTTGTGTGGCACACCTGTTTGTACTAGACTAGGCCAGTGTACTGGTTGTGAGTGAACATGCGTCACTTGTTCGGGTTGATATAAAGTGTATGGGGTATCTGCTTGCGTTGCAACTTGCTCAGTGATAGCTGTAGTAGGAACTAGATCATACCAATGCATCAGACTGCCAACACCTTGCACAATAAAATTCATACAAGCACGATCAGTTGGGCCGAAGCCGTCAATGTGTATACCGCATTGCCCTGCTGGTGGTGTATAAAAGATCAATGGAGGGTATGTTATTACTAATCCTAAACTGTCTAACCATTGTGCAAATTCTGCACTGATGTTATCGGACTCTGCGAACCATATTTCAGGATCACTGCCTGTTTGATTAAGTATACTAGGATCCTTTAAAGGATGCGCTACGGGAATTACTAAGTCTTTGCAGTACTTGTTCATTTTGCAAATCCAATAAAGTTAAACAAGAACTTGGCTTCCAGGCCCATGTTCATGCCGCCGTGCCATTGTTGCCAATCAGTCCACTGGTAAACATTACCTTGCGCCTCATTAGCAAACACATGATCTTCTAGGACAAACACTTGACCAAACTTAGGCTGGCTGATATGACAGGTAAATCGTAATGGCTGACCTTGCGCTAGTATCTGCTCTTCATCATCTGTAATATCGTAGTGCCAAGGAACACAATAGCCTGGTGGCACACTAGTAATCCAGCCGCCCATAGGCTCAGCGTTAACAAACTCTGCAAACTTAGCAATGACATCTTCAGGTACATCATAGTCCATCCAGCCCACAGCTTGGTTGCCTTCATAGCCTGCTGCCTGCCATTGTTTCCTAAGCTCTGCTACTTTAGGATTTTCGTGAATATCATCTTCTTGATTACTGCCTCGGAACCTGCCTTCTTCTGTACGGAGTCTTGATACTAGTTCTTCCCAGTTGATAATGTTAGAGCTGTTGCCTATAAATTTCATTTTTGTACTCCTAGGAAGTTAAACAGGTACTTGGGCTTGAAGCTACAGTTGCCACCAGCATGCCAAGCACGATGATTAGGCCATTGATATACATTGCCCATGGTCTGATTGTGGAATACATCTTCCTCAACTATTAAAACTTGCCCTAGTGTTGGCTCAACTGGATGTGCTGTGAAGCGTACCAGCTTGCCCTGCTTGAGATAATCTTCTTCATAGTCGTCGATGTCCCAGTGGTATGGAGCATAGCGGCCAGGATTGATGCGACTGACCCATGCTCGCAAGCAGGTAGTGCCAGTGTACTCTTCAAACTGTTGAATAACTTGTTGACTAAAGTGTTGCCCTGGATAGAAGTTGATCCATTCTACAGTACCGGACTTGTCGTATCCTGCTGTTTGCCACATGTCAATGATCTCATTAAAGCGTCCGTCAGTGTTTTGATAGAAGTCTACTCCGTAGGTTCTAGCGTCGCCTTCCTTATCTTTAATCTCTTCTATTAGTGCGGCCCAGTCAATGGTTTGACAGTTGCCTATAAACTTACAATTCATTTTACTATCCTAAAGTACTCTGGCACAAGTGATTCTAATTCTGTTAAATGCGATTGCTCAACATCAAAACTAACTTCGGTGCCTGTAAACTTAAACTTATTAATGTGCCCATCACGGTTGGCAGCATTGAGCCAAGGGCTTATATGGTTGTCGAACAAATACCGATAGTCGTATTTGTCTGTAGCCTGTTCTATTCTTACATGCACAGGATCTTTAAGTTCGTTATCCCATAGTAATTGTCTAACCACTAACTGTACACGGGGTATTTGTCCAAAGTTTGCGGCGCTGTGTATGCGTCCGGCCAGCATATCGTGCCATGTACGATCTTGTTCTAACTTAAACATCTGCTGATTAGTTAGGTCAAGTAGGAAACTTTGATTGCCTGTTAGGCTCAAGTGCCACCGGTCGTCAATGTCTGCATGGCTGTAATAACAAGTTCCGGGCTCTAAGGTAATTAATCGTGCTTCGCCTTTAAAGTGCGGCAGAGTATCTAACAGTTGTTCCCAAACTGTACCTTTAAACTCAGGTTTGATTTCCCAAGGCGCATAGAAGAAATCGCCAGTTGGCTGATTGATAGTTTGTTTGAAGCCACCGTTAGGAACACTTCCTACTGCTTCTTCAAATATCTCGTTTGGTACCGAATGGCCTGTGCTGTATAACATGAAATATTTATATGCTACTATAACTCCACTAAATATTTCATGGAACATACAAAGAAAGTATTTTGGCTTCAACCAGAATCAACGCAGATTGGCGATTGGCAGAAACAGATCACGGACATATCAGGGAGCCCTAGCTTCTGTGTCCTACCATGGATACACATTGCAACTCGTCCAAACGGCGACATGCGAGTATGTTGTGTGGCTAATGCAAGCGGTGCTGACACTGGCGACTACTCAGTAGGCCTAGTTAAGAAAGAAGATGGGGAGCCTGCTAACTTTGGCAACAGCTTACCCAGTGAAGCTTTCAACAATGACTACATGAAGAGTCTACGCAAGACCATGTTAGAAGGTGCGGTGCCTGCTAGTTGTAAAAAGTGCTACGATGAAGAAGCACAAGGCATTAGCAGTAAGCGTATCTGGGAAACAGGCACATGGCATTATGAAGGTGTGGACATTCCTGAGTTGATTAAACAAACAGAGGAAGATGGCTCTGTACCTTACAAGCTACAATACCTTGACCTGCGTCTCGGACACACCTGCAATTTAAAATGCATCATGTGCAGTCCACATGATTCAAGTATGTGGGTTGCTGAACACAAGAAAGTATTTCCTATTATACAAAGTCCGGTGATCCGCAGTCAGATGGAATGGAATCAAGCAGACTTCAACAACTACTGGCACGAGAAGCCAGAGTTCTGGAACGAAGTCTTTGAACAGATTCCCAACATCAAGCAACTCTACTTCGCAGGCGGCGAACCTTTGCTGATCAAAGAACATAAGATCTTCCTGGAAGAGATTATTCGCAGAGGCTATGCTGGCAATATCCTCCTGCGTTATAACAGCAACGGCCTACTAGTAGATGATGCTGTCATCGAATTGTGGAAACACTTCCGCAAGGTCAAGTTTAGCATTAGCATCGATGCTATCGGTGAGCGTGTTGAGTACATTCGCTATCCTACAGACTGGAAGAAGCTGGAAGCTGTGTTATGGAAGCTGGAAGCGGCGCCTGAACATATTCATACTAACATCGAACTGGCAGTGCAACTGCTTAACATCAAGCACATTCCAGAGTTTATCAAGTGGAAGATCAACAGTGGCTTTAAGAAACTCAACATGGGCACTAATGTTGTGGGACAACAACTAGGCGGCGGCATTGCCAACGCACACTTGTTATGGATTCCAACATGGATGAATGTGCGTGTACTACCTAAAGAAGACAAAGAAGAAGTCCGCGAACTGTTCGAAGAACTTAAAAGCTGGCTGTGGGTTAACTACACACAGGACAAGGAGTTCTGGGTCACTAACCCCTACGGATGGAAGCGTTGGGAAGGCATGTTAGACTTCATGGACAGTGAAGATCAAAGCTACTTGCTGCCTGACTTCAAGGAGTTTATCACTACTATGGACCAGCAACGCAAGACAGACTTTAAGCAGGTGTTTCCAGAGTTGGCACATTTAGGTTAAGAGCCCACTCACGCTCCTTGCACCAGAAGCAAGTACCACAGACGGGGACATATTGTCCTCGTTTGTACGATGTGTAATCAATACTGTCAAAGGTACCTTCACAACTGCGTGTACGATTAAACAAGTCCATGATGCCTAGATCTAGATATTTCTTAACAACTTCAGACTTGTCGATGAAACGGAATGGATGTATGGCCCAACGACCCATGTGTTGCATTATTTCTAAGTGTCGATTGTCTTCTGTGGGCTCAATGTCACGCTCCTGCATACCATTGAACTGAGCCTGTCTAGGATTGCGTGTGACTGCATTGTAGTAGGCGTCAATGTTGTACTTGTTGCAGATGTATTCTGCATAGGCTCGTTGCTGAATATTATCTCCACTAACCTTCTTACCATACTCGTCAGTTAGATTGGGCCCAACATTGCCGTACTCTAGTTCAGGTGCAATGAAGTTGGTGTGGCGCTTGAAGTTAGTATGATAGAACCGCTGGAACAACCATTGGTAAACATCATCTGCATCATCCTGTTGCCAAGGTTTAGTCTTCCAACAGCGCACATGATTGATAATGTGTATGGTAGTATCGTGCTCGTAGGCTGCTTCGCACACCATGTAGGCTAGCAATGCTGAGTCAACGCCGCCGCTAACTGAGATAGCGACATTTTTCCATTCGGGGTTATAGTGTAGATTCATGAAATATTTACCCTATTAACTACGCATATAAATATTTCATGGACAGAATAAGAATTGCTCCAGCCTATTCAGCTGAGTACTTAGAAATTGAAAGACCTAGCCCGTTATCAGACACTGCTATCGAATCAATGATTCAAGATGTGCTATCGGGCAAACTCGATCGCGACATAACTGATCGTGTTTATACAAATTTTAAACACGAAGCTACTAATTGGATTTTCAATAGTAAGTTAAACGAGTTAACAGGCCTAGACGATTATCATAGAGTGGATATCATAAACGGATGTACACAATTTATCGACAACATTTACATGCAAGGTCCTGTGCAGGTCTTGCGTAATGATTATAGATATCACGAACGGTTAAGATTAGCCAAAGTTATAAATGCTACTCCGGGAACTTTAGAACCTAACATGCCGTTGATCATTGCAATGCCGTTTCCTAGTACCGGCGCTCCGCACGTATCCATGCAAGATATATTAGACGAGTGCTCGAATAAACAAATTCCTGTACATATTGATGGTGCCTGGATTAGTTGCTGTCGAGATATTAAGTTTGATTTTTCTCATCCAGCAATTCAATCAGTTGGCATTAGTCTTTCCAAAGGGTTAGGATTAGGCTGGAACAGGATTGGCTTACGTTGGACTAGACAAACCGGGGCAGATAGTATTACAATAATGAATGACTTCCGTATGAATAATCGTGCATTAGTTATGATTGGATTACATTTTATCCGTAATCTCCCAAGCGATTACTTATGGAACAAATACGGTAGTATCTATAATAAGATTTGTTATGACTTTAACCTACTGCCAACGAATTCGATTTACCTTGCCTTGCGCAATGGACAACCGGTGGGCGTGAGCCCGTTAATAAGATATGTCGCAGAACAGTAAAACATTTTGTATGCACCCATTTACAGGGCTAGCAACTAGAGAAGACGGAGCAATACAAGTTTGCTGCCGCAGCCATCCTGTAGGCAACATACAATGTCAAAGCCTAGAAGACGTTTGGAACAATAGAACTATGAGACGAATACGTCAACAGGTTCTTAATAACGAACGACCTCCTGAGTGTGCTCCGTGTTTTAACCTAGAAGACCAAGGAGTGGAAAGTCTACGTCAGCGACATATTGCTAACGTTATTCCAGAAAGTCGTATCAATTTGTATCCAGATGCACTAGATAAGTTATCATTAGATCACACAATGCCCTTTGAATTTCCTACCATGGAAATCAAACTGAACAACTTATGCAACCTTAAATGTCGCATGTGTCATCCAATGGATAGTACCAGCTGGAATGACTGGGACGAAGTTAAGGAGTTCTACGTTAAAGAAAATAACTTCATGGTCAAGGCTATTGAAGATCTTAATCTAATGCGTAAGCCTTACTTGGATAAGTTTGACGACAATCCTAATTGGTGGGAATCGTTTGAAAAGCTATTGCCTCACTTCCGTCGTGTTGAGTTTGCTGGTGGTGAGCCGCTAATGGATCCGCAGCACTATCGTATCCTAGACATGCTTGCTCCGTATGGCAAAGACATTGAAATCAAATATGCAACTAACTTGACTACACTAGGCAAGAACAATCGCACTATCTGGGAATACTGGCCTAAGTTCAAGTCGGTAGCAGTTAACGTAAGCATTGACGGCATCGGTGATAGCTACGAATACATACGTGGCAACGCTAGCTGGGCTGAACTTATTAACAACATCAAACAAGTGCAGACCATTCCTAATGTCAGTCGCATCGTCGGCGCTGTTGCAGTTCAAGTTAGCAATGTGCTAATCTTAGACAAGATGATCAAATACTTCTTAGACGACTTGGGCATTGTATTCTATACCAATATGGTCCAGTATCCTAACGTATTGTCAGCACAATGCTTACCTTTAGATCTGCGTGACCTAGCTATCAGGCGTTTACAAGCTGTGCGTTTACAGGTACACACATTTAAATATGTTATTGAAAATCCAATACTGTTAAAGTTAACCTACAATCAGATCGATGGCATTATTAATTTCTTAAATGCCAAGGACGAATCTGCTAAATGGCCGGACACTATCGAGTTTAATCGTAGACTAGATGCAACTAGAGATCAAAGTTTCACTATTGTGACACCGGAGTTCAAACTGTATGCATAAGATAACCAGTGCTTGGCCACACCAAGACTGTATTAAAGTAGAGTGGAATATTGGCAAACGTTGTAATTACGATTGCAGTTATTGTCCAAGTAGCATCCACGACAATCACAGCCCGCATACCGATTTAACTATTTTAGAAAATGCCGTAGATCGTCTGTGCGATATAGGTAAGCCTTTGCGTATTAGTTTAACTGGTGGGGAACCTTGTGTACATCCTCACATAGAAGATTTCTTGGAATACCTTCAACAGAAGGAAAGAGTCTATTGGGTAAACCTAACAACTAATGGCACACGTACTTCTAACTGGTATTTGAATCACGAAATGTTCTTTAATCATCTTGTGTTTAGTTTGCACTTCGAGCATGATTGGGAACGTGTAGTTAGAACTATCTATCAGTATTATGACGACACCGAAACTGACTTCTTTGTCAACGTTATGGCTCACCATGATCATATGGACAATGTTAGACACGTTGTCAAGAAGTTTACTGATTTAGGAATCAAATACGCAGTACGACGAATCCGTTGGACCGAAGGCGATCATAATATATTCGACGACATGCGATATGACGGAAATGACTTGGAATGGTTATTAGCGCAGGATGCAACTGTCAAGGCAAACACTGTGATAACTGATAGTACAGAACTTCCAATTTACCTACACGCTAACGATGTTATTAAGAAACATCTAAACAACTTTAAAGGCTGGTCGTGCAATGCTGGTCTTGAAAGTCTAATGGTTAACTGGGACGGCGATGTACACCGTGCTACCTGCCGTGTTGGCGGTAGCCTGGGTAATATCTACACTGGGGACTTTTCAGTACCCAGCGCCCCTATCATTTGCGATAGGGATAACTGTACGTGCGCTGCCGACATTCCCCTTACTAAGATCAAACTTTGATATTTGTGTTTCTGGTTGACAGAAGCAATTGTTTGTTCCGCAGATAACTGGTTTAAATTCTGGATTAAACTTTTCTACAAAGTCAGCATCTAGTATATTATAACTGTAATCTAATCCGTAGATCTTTTGTTGGCAACTTCCGGCAATGGTACCATCCCAGTGAATGTACACGCCCTCTAATCCTAGATCACAACTCCAACCTTTAAAAGCATTCCAGTTCTTATTGATGTAGGTTTGTGGTCTAGCACGAAGTGTTGTCCCGTCGTCTAGTGTTGCTTTACTTTCAAAGATACGAATCTCACTGGCTAGCAATCTAATGTTCTTAAGGAACCACAAAGGTCCGGGCAATCGCTTTAGTCCTTTGTTCATGTATTCTTTTTGTTCTGCTGAATACTTTCTATCAGTGTCAGCCACAATCTTAATATCGTTAAACGTAATGTGTTCAGGTTCGATAACTTCAGCAGCCTGAATAAACCATTTGTACTTGCTAGTACGCTTCATGTGTTCGATATCTGCAATACCTTGATCCCAATTAAGTGGATCCATCAACACTAATACTGTGGTCTTCTTGCCTAACTCAAACATAGTATCTGCAACTGCAATATGATGTTCTAGGTCTGCTTCGGCAATATGATAGCTAAGTGTGACATTGTCAATTAAATGTCCATACTCTTTCCACCAGCGTAATGTTCTACTGCCGTTGGAAATTAGTGTTAGGTACACATCGTTTTCTTCTTTGATACCTATAATAAACTTTTCTAAGTCTTTCCATAGCGTAGGCTCGCCGCCTGCAATCTTAAGATGAATTTTTGTCTTGCCTAACTTCTCTTTGTATTGCTTTAAGAAGAAATTGAAGTTCTTGATAATCAAGTCTAGATCTTTGGGACTTTTAAAATCGCCGTCGTGACTATGTTCAAAACAATATCTGCAATCAAAATTACAAACATTGTTTGGGCACCAGCGAATCTCTAATACATTTGCTGGCTGTGTTGATTCTATCTTAATCGGTCTTGGCATTGTTTTCCTGTACTTCTAAATATTGGTCGTTGGGCTGTGAAAATGTAGCGCTCTTAAACTTGCCGCATACTCTAGCACATGTTATCATCTTCTCTTCGTTCCAGTACTTGTTCCATACTGTCTGCCATGCTGGCGAATCGATAATAGAACGAATACCATTTAATGCGTTAATGTTGCCTAGGTCAGCAGCTAGGTTATCGTATTGACTTTTCATAGCGTACTCGATATCCTTGCTGACAAACTCCGAGGCGTAATGTGTAGTAGGAATACTACTTACCCAACAGCAGGGCAATAACTTCTTGTGAGCGTCAATGTAAATTTCACGTTGCTCTTGAGCATGACATGATATCTCTGCTTCTTTGATCAACGTCTTGTAAGAGTTAATAACTTCTCTACTGATAAAGTGTAGGGTAGTATCACTTGGTGGTTCGATTTGATGTGTGACTTGTCCTTCTTTGTTCTTAACATTGCACACAGGTTCGCCCACGAAGCGTGAACTGTTCTTAAGAGCAAATCTAGCAAACCCTAATTCAGCACTACGTCTACGGCATTCTTCTGCTTGGTGTTCGTTATGCTTGAACTTAATGAAAGTCCATTCAGCAATACCACCTGCATTAATAAACGCTGTTGCGTTGCGGATAACATTTTCGTATGTTGTACCTATGCGATGTAGGTGATGTGTATCTTCAAGTCCGTCAATGCCAAACATAACTAGATTGTTCTTTGGGAGTGCCTTTGCCAGTGCTTCCCACCACTTGACGTTTCGTGCTCCGCCGTTGGTATGAATGCCGACGTGTACGTTAGGTGCGTTGTCTGTTATATGCTGTACCATTTCGATCAAGTTATTGTTTAAGATAGGATCACCGAAGTTCCCACAGAAGTAAATTCTATTAACTTGGTCTAGTACTTCTTGCGTTATAATATCTTTGAACTCTTGCAAGGTCCAATCATTTAATTGTAGCAAGGGATTAACAACACCGCCGTCTACATTTCTAGCACACATCGGACAACTGGCTTGGCAGTTGTTAGTGACTTCTAGATGTATTTGCTTTAGGTCAGTAAATTTAAACACGGCCGATCACCATAAACCTTTTGTACAACGGCAAGTCTAGTTCACCCGCCCACAATACCTTAATGTTGCATTGTGTTTTAAATTCTTCTAAGTCCTTTGCGGTACGAACATGCTCGGGAATATCATAGTTGTTGCTTTGCAGTACAAGTAAGGTGTTATGAGGCATTCCACTTAGCCATAGGTCGTACTGGTCTTGTGTTATATGCTCACAGCTGGTATTGATCACAACGTCGGCATCGCTACGTATGGAGCACATATCTGCGGTCACTGCACGAAATCTTCCTGCCATCTCTTCACCTTTGTTCATCATAGTAGCAATAGGTTCACAGGAAGGATCGATATCAATACTGCGTATATGTCTATAGCCCGGTCCTATTTCAGACTGGAACATCATACTGGCCAATACACCAACCCAACCACCGTGTATATCTGCTGTGACAAAATCATCAATGTGTGGGGTTAAGTTTTTAATTAACCACTCTTTGCTTTTAAGTTGGCCACTCCAGAATGCATCCATTGTACGCATGGGGTCTGGGCTTTGTCGGATGGCCTGCATCCAATAGTGTAGATGTTCTGTGTCTATAAGCATATTAAATTTTTTATCCTGTCTGCAATTGTTGCGTGTGCTATCGGTCCCATGTGAGCATTGTCTAATGCTAGATCAATTTGTGTTGCGGCTAGAACTCCGATGTCATTAACTTTGATGCTGCACCACCGTGGCTGAACTTCTTTCAGTTCCTCTGGGCGATAGAAGAAAGAATGATTACTAATATTCATAGATGTTAAATGTAAAGTCGCATGATTAATACACATCCAAGATCTCATTAGTAGATCAAAATCGTTATGCAGCATTATCCAATGTTTTGTATCTTTATCTGTTCCCCAACTACCAATAGGTCGATGCTCGCCGTCTTGTTTAAATATAAGATCCCTATTTACATCAGCCCACATGATAACAACTATGTCTGATCTTCTAAATTTAAAATTTAAAATAGCGTTGAGTATCTGTAGATTGCTTGCTCCAGGGATACCGCGGTTAATAACACGACAATTTAACTGAGAGGCTAATACTGCCGGCCAAGCATACCTGCTGGGCTTGTCTCCAGGGCCGTTGTCATCTGTTATACAATCTTTTAATCCGTGCCCAAAGGTATGTGAACATCCGAACGCTACTAATCTTTGCATTTTGGTATCTTACTGTCTGCACTACTAACACAACTAGGCGTAATACAGCGAGCGGGTTCCTTAAATAATTCGAAGTCTTCTAACGTGCCCAAAGGTTGCTCATGGCAACTATAGGCTCGCTTGACTTCATTACTTCTAATTATAACACTTTGATAGCCTGCATTGCAATTCCAATCTTTAAATTTATTAAATCCAAAGGCGTTGAATCGTTCTGCTTGATCTAAGAAATAATCTTGCTTACCGTCGTTGAGTCTGATTTGATAAATTTCTTCTCCGTAGGCACGTTGTGGAAACCCAGCTCGCATAATTTTTATCATGTCTTCTGTGTAGCCGCTTACTACAGAACTTGCTGTTGGGTCGCTTTGCGGTTTAAGGGTGACATTGATTCCACGCTTGGCAAATCTTTCCAATCGTGCATACAGCTCGTAAAACTTCTCCGGAACCATAACTTGATTGATAGTGACATGCACCCGTTCGTGCATCAGAGCTTCTATTTTATCTCCAAACTCCTGCTCCTTGGCGAACTCATCATGGAAGCTGGCTGTTAAGCTTCTGCGTTGCAGCAGCTCTGTGGCTGTTGCCCAATTCTTCCACCACTTGATGCTGGGACTTAAATTGGTAGTCATGTGTATACTTTGGTAGGAGCTTTCTGTTTCGTCTAAGTGTTTAGTCAGTTCCAGCAGGTGCTTGTATGCTGTAGGCTCACCTCCGCTGAAGCTCCAATGGAATTGACTAAATCCGTTTTGGCGTGCCTGCCTCTTGATCTCATCGACAGTATTAGTGTATACTTCTAATGACTGGTAGTCGGGAACATCTGTTCTAGCATAAGGCCAGCAATAGGAACATTTATAATTGCAGAAGCGACCTAATATCCAACTAGTTGAAAACAGCGGCCGATCTAACATTGTCTGTTGCCCAAACTTTATAATTTGGGCAAAGGGGATAGTTTGAAAGTCATGTGTCATAAAGTTGCTGTATTTAATCACTATAAGGTTGCATTCAGCGAAACAAGGTTATATACTAATAATACGGTCGTGAGTGGAAACAGGCATACCTCCTGGTTCTTCCGAAAGGAAAAGCTAGGGACGGGGCAGCGTCTTAGACATCGCCTTTGTAGGTTCGAGACCTACCGACCGTACCAATTACTTTTATAAGTAGAATACACATATTACAAGGAAACCATTATGTCAAATACAGTAGATACATTGAAAGCAGCTTTTGAAGAATTCTTAGCTGAAGACGCAAAGTTCACAGCAGGCAACGGTGCAGCAGGCACCCGTGCTCGTAAAGCTCTACAAGAAGTTGCTAAGGCAGTTAAAGCTCGCCGCAACGAAATCACTGAAGAAAAGAACGCTAGAGCAGAAGCTAAAAAGGCTGCGTAAATGTTAACAGAAGATCAACTCAAAGCGTTAGATACTAGCAGCAATGAGATAGATCTTAGCGGTATTGCCTCTGACGATATGTCCTTATCATGGGGATCGTCAGTAGGTGGTATCACTACTATTTCTGTTCCGCCATTAACAACTTCTCAGATTACATCAATCCCAGGAGGCACAGTAGGCGGGATATTGTACACAGGAGCTAGCGCTTCGTACACTTACAATACTAACTGGTGTACTCCAAGTTATACTATTGGGCAAGTTGCTACAACACCTAATACTATTAAGATAGACACCGACGGTATTAAAATGCAAGAAGGCACCGACATCAAGATAGGTGAGCGCAGTCTATCAGAGTTTATGACCAAGATGGAAGAACGACTTGCTATCCTAGTTCCCGATCCAGAAAAGTTAGAAAAGTTTGAAGCGTTGCGAAAAGCATACGAACATTACAAACTAATGGAAAAACTCTGTCAGGTCGAAAAGAAAGAAGAGAAGTCATGAACATAAAAGTTTTTGATGATCTAATTCCAGAACACCTGCAAGAGTTTTACGAATTGAGTATTTTAGGTAGAAGTGGTGAGAATGCCATGCACCCTATTGTGAACTTAAAATGCAAGTACGAAATCACAGCAGAGGCCGGAGAATACCCGCCGCTGAGTTTTGTTCACTTGTTAAAATCATCAACAACTATTTCCGAGCACCTTCCTAATTTTGGATTGATTCCGCAATTGGCCTGTGCTGCTAATAACAAAATGTTAAAAGATATCGTTGTAGCTAGGGCATTTATTGTTATGCCTTACGAAACTGATATTGAGCATTATGCTCCCCACGTTGACTTGCCCTTTGCACATACCGTTGTGTTATACTATGTAAATGACGCTGACGGAGACACTGTGTTTTTCGACAAGCAACAAAATATTGTCAAACGAGTATCACCAAAAAGAGGACGTGTACTTATGTTTGATGGTACGTTATACCACGGTGGCGGAGTTCCGAAGGCGGGACCTCGCTGTGTCGTTAACTTTGATATACTGACTAATTAATTATGAATGTTAAACTTTTATCCTACTCACAACCAACAGAAGAATTTGCTACTATGGGCATCGCAGATGCGCAGGAACTTATTGCGTATTGTGCCCGTGTGTCCAATCCAAGCAATCAATTTAACACCGAAACAAGCGAAAAACTCATCAAGTACCTTGTCAAACACGCTCACTGGAGCCCACTCGAAATGGTCTCAGCTTGCGTTGAAATCGAAACAACAAGGGACATTGCTAGACAAATTCTGCGACACAGAAGTTTTGCCTTCCAAGAATTCAGCCAACGCTACGCTGATCCAACAAAGGATCTCAGCTTTGTACTGCGAGAAGCTCGACTTCAAGACACCAAGAATAGACAGAACAGCATAGAAACAGATGACGCTGCACTAGAAGCAGAATGGCATCGTCGACAGCAGTTAGTTATTGATCTTGTAAAAGAACAGTACGACTGGGCTGTTGGCGTAGGCATTGCTAAAGAGCAAGCTCGTGTGGTCCTTCCAGAAGGTAATACGGTTAGTCGCTTGTACATGAATGGTACACTGCGTTCATGGATTCACTTTATCCAACTACGAAGTGCCAATGGTACCCAGAAGGAACATCAAATTGTTGCCCTTGCCTGCGCCAAGGCAATTGCTGCAATCTTTCCGATGGCAGAACGCTTAGTAGCATAATGAACGAAAAATTAAAGAAGTTCTGTGAGAACTACGAAGTTCGCGTTCTTAACGACCAGAAACGGTTTGCAAGATATCGAGCTCCTCAGTTCTTTTCAGAACCTTTAAATGCCAGTATCATTAAAGATACCATGGACATGCAAACCGAAAAGCTATTAACTGTTGAGATTCCAGAAAGCAGATTGAACACTCTAGTAGAAATGGAGAACCGTTTCATGAATTTTAGAAACAGTGATCATTCTAGAGACATGTTTGAGATTCTCATGGATAAGGAACGTGAGGAAGCACACTATAGACATAACAATGCAGCAGTACAAAAGGCATACGAACAATATTCGATTATGCTAAACTTAGCAGGATATCAAAGGAAAATATAATGATTTTAAACTACATAAAAACCCACATACCCCAAATGGAAATGATCGGAGTTATTATGCGTATTATCAGTTTCAGCTTAGTGTCTTGGCTTGGTCCAGCAAGTCCTTTTATGTTTGTTTGGGTTTTCAATACCCTAGATGCGATCTTATTAACCTACTGTGCCATTATTAAGAAAGACAATGCGTACACTCTCTTAAACGGATTTTGGATTCTAGTTGGCGCTATTGGAATAGCCAGAGCAATTGGGTTCATTTAACGGTTGACATTTTGCTAGAACTGTTGTATAATTAGTCTAACAAAGGATTAAAATGAGTCGCTCACATTATTGGACATGTAGTAAATTTGCAGATTGGCTTCGCGGGACTCCTAAGCCAGGCGCAGCTACCTGTGAAGGCTGGGACGAATGGACTGAGACTGCTACCAAAGCACATCCATTTCGCTACTGGCTGGCAGACGATGTTTTGCATTTCTGCGAACGAGTATTCTATTGGCCAACAGATAAACTATATGACCTTAAGTATTATATTAACAATCGTTATATTACTCGCACTCATGCTCTCACTGCGAGCCCTGTGGACATTAAACCTGGCACTTGGATGGACGTCGGGAATCGTTTTCTTCCTTGCATGTTTAACGAGCTTCGCGACTTTGTTGAAGTAGAACTTGCATGGCATCAAGTCGCCTGGGGTAGTGACGAAAAGAAAGCAAAGTACAATGCTCCGTTCTGGGCAACAGGATGGTTCCGCTGGCGTGTCTGGCGGTGCCCGCAGGCTGGATTGGATCACCTTGCGTGGGAAATGGCACTAGTACACGACGACGAGTGGACCAAGGACGAAGCCTATTACATGAAGCCAACTCAGCAAGCAGTCAAGGCTAAAGAAGTAAAAGCATTGTATGATTGGTGGACTGTGACTCGTCCTGCACGAGTTGATCCATACGAAGCAAGTGGATGGAGTGCTATTTGTGATGCTCGGCGTGCTAGAGCAGAAGCCGAAGGTAAGAAGAGTAGACTGTTTGGATCTGATGATAAAACTCCTGCTGAAAAGAAAGCTACCGATAAGGCGCTTAAAGATTTGCGTAAAATTGAATCGTCTTATGAGAAAGAAGATGAGGACATGATGATCCGCCTTATCAAAATACGACACGGGCTTTGGACATGAAAACAGAATCATTTCGACTATGGGTGCAAGAGCTTTGGATGCAAAACAAAGACGAACGCTTGACATACGGTGAAGATCCTGCTACAATTAAACAATACTGGGACACGTACAAGTATTGGCTAAAGCGTGAATACAAACATCAAAGAGGCAAAGATGACAAAAGAATTTAAAGACCTAACACCTGACGAGGCTAAAGAACTCGAGATTGTGTTTGTGCCTGGCTGTTTCGATCACTTCGACGGAACTCAGGAAGAGCTTGACGAGCTCATGGAACAGATCAAAGAAATGTTCACATCGGGCGAAGCACTAACTAAAGCAATCCCACTAAGCGAAGATGACCTTAGCGAAGAAGAAATTGCCATGATCGAGGCCGCAGGTCGCCGTACTCTACAATGAAAGCAGAATTACCAGCTGTAGGAATCTTGAAGCGCAGTGACTGGGGCGATGCAGTCACTTATCAAGTTGTCTGCGAATGCCAAGATGCCAATCACGATCACAATATTTGGGTCGAAGCAGATGATGCTCAAGTCACTGTCACTACATACACAACGCAAAAGTCTAAATGGTGGAGCCTCAATCGCTGGCAGACTATTTGGATCTTGCTGACCAAAGGGTACGTTGAATACGAATCCACTCTCATAATGACTGAGCAGCAGGCTCTTAACTATGCAGAGACATTAAAGACTGCAATCAAACAAGTTAAAACCTTCAAGGAGAAGAAGTAATGGCAACGTGGACCTTATCACCTCAGTATAAAAAATCTGCCGTTGAGAAGATGTTCTTCTATAAAGACGGCAAGTGTATTACTATCGAGCAAGGCTTCCGTTGGGCTACTTTTAAAGTAGAATCCGACGAACGTCCATTAACCGACGACGAACTCAAGAACGAAGACGGCTACGAATTAGGATGCATTGACAATGATGAATCCTGGGAAATGTGGGACATGGTTGACGGTTGCTGGTGCGACATTGAAATTGTATTCGACGAGAAGGCAACTAGCACAGACCTAGAAGAGTTTGAAGCAGCTTGGGAAGAAGATAGCTACGAAGGTGTCGAAGCAATTGGCTGGTCGCAAACTGATACTGAATATTACTACTACGGTCCGTTAGCATTAACTAACGAGGACACTGGTGAAGAGTTCCTAGGTGAGCCACAAGATGAGCCGACTGTACAAGACTCTCCGGAATTGTCTTTTAGTGAAAAACTAGAAATTATTCAAGAAATTGAAGACGAGAAGTCTGCATATACTGATTGGTTTCCAGCTAGCATCAATCCAGTGCGTGTAGGTACATATCAAGTATTAGATACTGAGCAAGAAGTTGCTTGGCCGTTTCAATCAAATATCCTTGCAGGTACATGGGATGGTACAAAGTGGGACATTTCTGTTTCTACCACTGTAGTTAAATGGCGTGGACTTGCTAAAGATCCAAATGCTTAAACATCCTAGAGAGTTTGTCAATTCCATGTCGCCAGAAGAAACTAAAGACTGGCTTCGTAAGATAATGGGTCCTCCTAAACGACCCTTATCAGGAACTGAATACGACCATGTTTGGTTAATCCTACAGCTAACTGAACCTACCGGTACTTCTAACAACCAGCACTCTTGGACTGACGAATACTATGTAGGCGGCAAGTACTATGATGTGCATTACTTTCCAAATGAAGAACCCATCATCGAAGAAATCTTAAAAGATGACTAACATATCTAAAAGTCCTGAACGTAATACCTTTCAGGCACAGTCCTATATTAAAAAACTAGAAGAAGATCCAACTGACGAAAATGCAAAGTCTATGGTCGAGCTGTTTGCAAAATGGCGAGACGATGCCGATGTTTATGAAAGTGATCCTGCCTGGCAAGAAAACAACATGTCGTACGATCTGCGTACTACTGACTGGATTCTAGAAAAGGTACGCACTAGCGATACTTATGCCCAAAACTTGTATGCGGCTATTTGCAATAACTCATTCCAAAAATTAGAAGTACTGCCAATTCTCAAAGACCAAACTTGGGCAGCTAGCTGGAGAAGTGCAGGCGGAATTATTGCAGACATGCGTCAACAAGGAGACTACATCGATTGGTACTGCTCCGGAATTGGTGAAGGTTTAGGCAACGGAGACGTCGACGGGACTAAGTATTATGTTGGTGAAAGCGTAGTCACTGACGAAATTAGGGAGGACTTGAAACGCCTAGGATGGGTAGTTTTAGATGAAGATATGGAAGACAATAAATGACTTGGGAATTTTACGAAGTTTGGAGTGTAGATGAAGATGGATACGAGGACTTACTCGATACCACAAAGAGCTTGAAAGAAGCTCGAGAAATTGCAGAAGCAAACTTAACGGACACTTACCCAGAGTGCGTCATCTATCAAGAAGACGAAAATGGTGACCTGAAGGAATTGGAGCGAATAATTGTTGGTTGACAAGCTCTCAGAATGGTGCTATAATATACATATTGTTAAACGATACTAGGAGCAAACATGGCAACTAAAGCAAAACATTTGGCGCAAGCCCGTGCAAAGATTGGCAAGGACTGGAGTCCAAAGTGGGATAACACATTGGATCTTTCTACTGATCAGTATGCTAAACACTTCCGTGTTAGTATGGAATGGTATCGTTTGGAATCTAGCGGTAAAGAACTCAAGCCAAAAGTTATCAATTGGATGAGTGCTAACGGTTATTCGAAAGCAGACATTGCTAACTTTAAGAAATCTAAAGACAGCCGTTGCTCTCCTACAATGGGTGCTATCGCTGCCTGCTTGCTCAAGGGCATGCCAGAGCAACGTGCAGACTGGAACGAAGGCCGCAGTTCGGCAGAATGGCTCAAGAAAGCTATCAAAGAAGTTCTCGAGCAGGGCAAGCA